CCATACATCTCATTATGAGCTACAGCATAAGCACATCCTTGAATATAATAATCTGTAATTTGTTTAGAAGATTTTTTCTTTTTTGAGGTTTTAAAATCAATAATTGTAGGTTTGCCTTTCCAAATACCAACCATATCGCATCGTCCTGCGTATTGATATTTATTAGACCAAAGTACTTGTTCTTGTCCCCATACTTCTTCGATACCACGCTCTGTAGCACGAATCAAATCACGACTCATTTGACGCACGTCGAGTCGTTCATTTATAATCTCATCCCAAACGTCTTCTCCATTGAAGTGTCTTTCTGCATATTCGTGTACTAACGTACCACGATCAGTAGCTTCTTTAGAAACACGAGCAGCTTCTTCTTCACCTACACGTTCTTTCCACTTAAGTAACCATGTTTGATCAGAAGTTTTTCCTAAAACTGTAGTAATTGATGGATACGATCCATCAGGTGTATGATAAGTTCTACCTGTAGGTAAAGTATCAGTATCTACCTCAGTCGTGTATTGAAACTTCTCTTTTAAAATCTTCCACTGTGTTGACAATGGGTTTTCCTTTCGCATTTAAGCTAGTATTAATTAAAATGGGATACCCATACTGACGAGTCTTTTCGAGTACCTTCCAAAGATAAGCATTTGAAGATCCTGTAACAGTTTGAAGCCTTGCTGACATATCATGTGTTTTAAAATTACCATCAACAATATCGGCAGTAAACATCATATATGGACAATATTGAGGAACATCAAAATAGTTATCAATTTCTTCAATTTGGCATACAGGTGCGTAAGGTCTCCACGAGTCTTCAGTTCTGTTTTTTATCTTATTAAGTTTTTCAATGTTATCAGAAGTTGGAGCACATAGCAAACTGCGATTACCAAGAGCACGAGGTCCAAATTCAGCTCGTCCATTAATAACAGGGACTATTTCACCACGTAGGATACGATCTGCACAATCATCTGCTAAAATATTATTAGAAGATTCTATACCAAGATATATAGTTTGCCATAAAGGTCTTTCAATTAAAGCAGCAGCGCCTAAAGCACAACCTGCATCTCCTGCTGCTGGTTGAATAGCAATTTTATCCCATGGAGTTAACTTAAGTAGTTTAGTATTAGCTACACAATTAAGAGCAACACCTCCTGCGTAGGCTAAATTAGACATACCTGTTTCTTTTTTTAACCAATAAGAGAGAGTTAAAAGAGTTTTTTCAAGCACAGACTGAACTGAAGCTGCAATATCCCAATCTAATCTGCCTGTTCCAACTCCGCGTTCTAAATTTTGAAGTACTGTGTAGTCACCTTCAAGAGATGTCCAGTTTAAAACATGCTTGTGAATCCAGCTTTCCCACTTTGGTTCTCCATATGCAGCAGCACTCATAACCTTACACTCGTCTGAAAGAGGTTGAAAACCTAAAAGACGGGTAGCAGCAGAATAAAACAATCCAAGAGAATTTGGATAACGAAAGCGTTTTATCCACTCAATTTGACCATTTCTATATACACCAAGAGAGGTAGAATACTTATTGCCTACAGTATCAACTACCATAACAGCGCACTCAGTCCAGTCAGTCATACAGATAGAACTCATAGCATGCGACTCATGATGATCTACTAAAACTGGTTTTGCTTTTGTAAATTTTTTAATCTCAGACTTAAAGTCTTTATAAGTAGTCTCTTCATAAAAGGCAGCAAAGTCCCAATCGTCCCAAGCATCTCTAAGCCACTTTATCGTGTTATTTGGGAAACTTTTATCAAACTTATTGCGAGAAAAACGCTCTTCATGAGAAGCACCTTTTATATATCCATCTATAACAGATGCAGCAGCACTATCATGATGATATGAGCTCACTCCTAAAATCTTCATTAAAATACCTTTTTAACAATTTGTTATATTTTGACGTGTTGAATCCATTATAACCTACAGTACTTAAAAAGTCAACAAAAGTCCATCTTTCATTATCTACGGTGGGTTGTATTCTGTGAACCATAAAACAAGGAAAAGTAATAGTTTTTCCAGGACTTGGATATATAGTTGCTATAATCTCAGATGGTTCAGGATAATCAAAATCTTCTCCTAATTGACCAGAAGAATTCCAATTACCAATCTCAAGAGGTTTTCCTTCAGTTAAGTAGATAATACGTGTCCAAAACCTACCCGGTCGCGGATTTGAAAGTTGTCTGCCTTCAAAAGAAAAAGAATCAGAGTGCCAATCATAAACGTCTCCTTGCTCAAGTAAAACAGCTGTTTTATCTTTAACATGGCAAATTGTTCTGTTTTGATGATTAGGATCAGAAAAAGAATTAGCCTCTATATGTTTCAATAGAGGCTTAATGTTCTTTTTAACTAGCTCATTAGTATAAGTTTGTATACAGTCTTGCCAGTCTTCGTGGATAAAATCACGAACAGGCATCAACCCACTCTTTGATCTCTTCCCACTTTTGCTCTTCTTCTTCAAGATTTTGTTTACGAATAATGGTAGCTACTTTTGTGATTGTTGTGACAGGTAGTCCATACTCATTTTTAATATCTTTTTTCAGTTCTGCAATAGACTCTCTGATACTATCTGCTTGAACCATTAAATCTACGATACGGTTAATTTCTTTGCGAATTTCTTCTTGAAGTGCTTTTTCCATTTAGTCCTCTATGATACGTTGGTGTTAGCGGTGATAATTTGAAAAGTTTCTCTTACTTTATTAGGTTTTTTACGAACAAGACGTTGTTCTTGAAGCTGTTGCATAGCTACATTGAATATGGACATCGATGTGTCCGAGCTAGATGTGGTGTCGCTCTCCGAGCGATAGATGAGTATCTTTTGATGAATGAGATTGAGTGCAGTAACTAGGTTAGCTGAACCGATCACGCGTGACCCAGCAAAGTCGCCTTCGCGACGAGGGCTAACAAGTTCCCACTGTTCCAGAAGTGTGTATAACTCTTGAAAAGCTACGCTTTTCTCGCTATCACTCATGTCAGCAATACTAATGCGGCGTGCGTTTCTTACTAAGTCACGGTATGAGTTGCGCGATGTCAACTTAAAAAACATTTTTTTACCTCTTATTAATAGCAGACTTTCCTTCGTCTGGCAATGTTAAATTTTAAATAGATCTTGAATTGATTTGACTGTATCTGATGTAGACACTTCGTCAAAGGTTTTTATGCGTTGTGCAGGCATAACCACTTTTCCACGCCTCCAAAAGTCTTTAGGATCATACCAGTGCATTCGCTCATATGATCTCCAAAGAGCATTGATGCGGTTAGCTGCCGCATCAAATTCATCAAACAGCGGATTTTCCAAAGAAATGCGATCTTTAGCTTCGTCCATCCAAGCAATGGCTGACCAAGGTGAAAATCGTGCTACATTAATAGATTCTCGCAGAGTGCGTTTTACACTCCACACAGAGTATCCGCCTGGTGAAAATTTGGGATTTGATTTAACCATTGATGATATATTCTCCTAAAGATAAAATTGCAAGAATTACAAGTGAGTATTGAACTATACGAAGTAATAAATAAGTAGTAAAGTCAGCCATTTACTGCCTTTTCTTGTAAGTGGTTAAAATGATCTACAATATCAACAATGAATCGAGCAGCAAAAAACTCACCATGTGAATCTATAAGCTGTTCATACTCTTGCATTGTTGAGGGAGAGTGTTGTGTTAAAAAGATTTTTGCCTCTTGAAGGGTTGGACGTTTGTGCATAGTCGTTCCTTATTATAGTTGAATGGTTACAAGTCATAAAGTTGTTGACTCATTTGATTATTATAGCTAAAATATAGACATGTATGCAACCGAAAAATACGTTAGAATGGAAGTAAAAGACGTTCATGGGCAAATTCATGAGCTTGCCAATGACCTTGGTGGCGATATTCGTTTTTTGCACCAAGAACTCACTGAACTGAGAAATGAACTCAAACAAGTGTTAGAAGAAATACAAATTATTAAGGAACATCTCAATGCCGAATTATAAATGTGTGTTATTTTCTGATTCTGTAACTCAACAATACATGATTGAGCAGGAACAGGCAATTAATATTGCACTTCCAGAAGTTACAACTGAGCAAGCTACATCAGATGATGCTCGTCTTGCTCTCTATTCAAAAACTCCCACCCGCATGCCTTGCCTAATGATTTTTAAAGATGGCGCACGAATGCAGACTAAACATGCAAAACGTGATCACGATCAAATCATTAGTTGGATCAAAAATATTGTTGGCGCTTAATGCCTAAAGCTATATCATTTATCCCACACAAACGTAGAATTGAATTACATAGAGTAGATTATCTTCGAGTAATTTCTGATGCTATGAACTACCCTTTTCAAGCTGAAGATGGTCGTGAATTAGCGCCAATCCAACAAGAATTAGCTAAAGCTTGTGTTACATATTCTGAACTTCCTCATTGGTCTTTTACAAATTGTTGCACAGACTCGCTACAGATGGCTGTACAGCTGTTAACTAATGTAGGTGACAAAGTGATAGTTCCAGCCTATGGGTGGAGAGCTTTTTCCAATGCTCCAACAATCATGGGACGCGAAGTAGATTTTTGTGACATAGATGCAACAGGAAATGTTGATCTAAATGAGCTTGAAACTATGATTCGTGAAGACGCTCCAGCTGCTGTAATCATAGTACATAATTTTGGAACTATTGTAGATGTCTCACAAATTGCTTCTATCTGTGAACACTACGGAGTTAAGATAATTGAAGACGCTGCACCCTCATTCTATATGGGTGAACCTTATTCTTATAAACCAGGTCATGCATCAGATGTAGTATGTTATTCTTTTGATTTTACAAAGTTTCCTGGCTGCTTAGGTTCAGGAGGCGGTCTTGCTACTCGTAATGCTGAGTTATCTGATAGAATCTACGAACTTCAAGCACACGGCACTGATCGTAACAAACAGATAGTAGGAATTGGAACAAAGAGTTTTATGGATAATACCTCTTGTGCCGTTCTTTTAAAAGAGTTTGAGATTTTCGAACAAAATCAGTATCGAAAGCGTCGAAGACAGAATGCTACTTGGTATGATAATAATCTTCCCTATAAATCTATACCAGGAGAAAATTATATTTGGGAACGGTATTCAATGTATGTTCCTTCAAGTGAAGTTGTGGACGTTTTAGAACGACTTCAATCGATTAAATGTTTAGCTCGTACAATGTTTAAACAACCTTTAAATACATATCCATTCTATAAAAATCGTAGGTATCTACCAAAAGTACTACATTTTGTTGATAATCTTGTTCATCTTCCTTGCCATCAATTTATGGTAGAAGAAGAGTTAAACCGTATTAAAGAAGTGTTATCGTGAAAATCTTAATAACAGGCGGATTAGGATTTATCGGTTCTCATCTTGTAGCAGAGTTTGGGCACAAGCATAGCGTGGATATACAAGATGCTTTCTCTCAAGAATATATGAGTTATAAGATGATTCATCGCGGATCTCAAGGACTGCAACCTATTAATGAGATAGAACGAAAACATCGAGAAGCTAACCTACAGTATAGACTCAATCTCATAAAAGGTAAGTTTAAAAATCTGCACAGATGGTGGACTTTTAAACAACTTCCTAAAGAGAGTTATGATTTAATTATAAATTGTGGATCTTTAAGTGAGGCAATTCTATCTCAATACATTCCTCACTTTTCAAGAGACTCAGTATTTGTAGGAACAAAACAAATAAAACAACAGTTTCCTCATACACCGCTGTTGCATATAAGTAGTAGCATGGTTTATGGCACTTGGGAAGGACTAATTGACGAGCAGTACTCTTTAGGATCAGACAACCCTTATGGTGTCAATAAAATAAAGGCAGAAGAGGTTTGCGACATGAATGACGTAATTTTGCGGCCCATTCATGTTTATGGTATAGGAGATTCTAAATTTCCAATCTGGATGAATATAGAACGACAGATTGCAATCAATAAACCTGTACTTGTAGAAGAAGCTGGGTGTATCTATATCGACGACTTTGTTTACACAGTAAAAAATATTGTAGACAAATGGAATCCAGGAACGTATAATATATCTTACACATTTAGAAGATCAGCTGAAGCACTAAAAGCAGTTTATCCTAAACCTTTTGAGACACAAACCAAACTTGGTCCAACTGGGAAACCTCGTGGGTTATTGAACTGTGATAAATTAATAAAAACATTTGGAGTTGGCTTTGAATACCAAACCTATGAGGAAACAGTCAGAGACTATTATAGACGATATGAAGATATATGTTAAAAATAATGACGTAGGTAAAGCCTTACGTATCATGAAGAAAAAAATGTTAGCTGAGGGTCTTGGAAAAGAACTTCGCGATAGACGATTTTTCCGTTCAAAAGGCGAAGAACGTCGTTTAGCTGAAAAAGCTGGAAAGAAACGTTGGGAAAAGAAACGTGCCCAGTTAGAACAAAAGTTTATTCGTGATGAACGTAATGCGGTTCGTAACAATCGAAAGAAAAAGAATGTTCAAAGACCTAACAAAAATCCAAATCAATCAAGAAACTCAACACGTCCACCTCGCAGTCAAAATCAGCGATAATCATGTTCATAACTTAACTTTTTCGCTTGAAACATTTACTCGTATTATGAGTAAGGATATACAAAAGTGGTATGGACAGATACACGGTAAATATTGGGAGTTGCAAAAGCTTTCAAACCATGTTAAACTCTTTTCAGAAACATATGAGTTTCACTACAGATTTTCCACCCATGAGTGGAATACAATTAAGACGCAGTATGTAAGCGCTTTACGCAAGAACAATCTTGCATAGTGGTACTTAAAACTAATATAATCTCTTTATAACTTTATGGAGATTTATATGAAAGCTTTTAAAGGCACTTTTAAGAAAAAGAATGGTGAATCGCGCCAAATGACTTTTGCTCGTTTAGCAGATTTACCAGATCAGTTTTTAGAAACTCGTGTTAGTGGGGCTGGTTCTGAACAAACGTACCCAGACGGAATGGAACTTGTTTGGGATTTAGAAGCAGATTCCTTCAGAATCTTTAACTGGAATACAGTAG